TTACACAAATCACTAAACCATTTATCTACTATCATTTCATCTTCACTACCTTCATATCCGTTATCTCTTAACATTATAACAAATGCATTGTTCCAGTCAAGTTCAAAATAACCATTACTTGGATTATCTTTATCTAATTTAACTTCGATAACATTTACCCAAGGTTCCTTACTATTTTTAGGATCTGTCTTCTTAGGCTTAGGAGCCAGCTTAGGTTCTTCTTTTTTCTTTTTAAATCTATCAAATAATCCCATTATGTTCCCCATGCATTACCGAATAAATTTACATGTAGCCTTGGGCTAAATTTATAGCCGTATTTTACTAACAATAGGCTTTTCTTTTCAGGCATTAGAACCTTGGTTATCTCTTTCATTTGTTTCTTTGTGTCTAGAGATTTATATTCAAAATTAATAATAGGCCCTGCCGCTCTAGCAGATTGTTTCATTCTTAATGGGTTAATCATTGTATTATCGTTACCGATTATATTCGGTGTATATATTGCCGTCATTTCATCAATACTCCTTTATCATAGTCATTATTCCTCGGTAGACCATTTCGGGGTCTGATTTGGCTGATACGATGTATTTGAAACATGGTATTCCTCTATCTTGTAATCGTTGCATACCGAGCCTGAATGGTTCAAAAATTGGATGTTTCTCAATAGGTCCGTTGTGTTCATATTTATCCTTCCATAAATCATACTTATTAGCCCATATACCAATTGCGATTGGGAAATCCTTATCCTTCTTCCTTTTAGTTTTACCCTTTCCTAATCTCCAAAAATCGTCACAAATTGTATCTACTAAAAACTGCCAAGATAGTTGATGTTCCAAATTATATGCTTCTGATAGGTGACGGTCATCAATCATGAATATAAGATATTTTACTTTTCTTTTCATCATGTCCTGTTTCCATGCATCCCAGTAATATGTTTGACCTCCTACATCAGCAGTTTTAATCGTTCTACTATCTTTATCTATTTTTATTGTCTTTCTAGAAGCACGATGTAAACCTTCTGTTCTATCCTGAATAACCGGCACTTCTCCTCTAGTTCTTAATTGTCGATGAAGGGTTGTCTTACCTGCTTTACTAGCACCATACACTCCGAAATTTAATGCATGAATTCTTTGATAAAGATTTACAGCCGCTTCTGCGGCTAAAATGGAAAAGCCAGTTAAAAGCGTAGCCATACATCAGTCCCACCCAACTAATTCCTTTAAACTATCAATAGCCATTCCTAGTAAATCTATACCTAACGCTCCCATGATATTGCCCACCAAAAAGAAAAATACGGTAGAGCCAACGCCCCATAACCAGTATCTTACTCTTAGGAAGAATATATCAGCAGAATGCGCTCTAGATAAATCGTATGCTAACGACTGTTCATCCACTCCTAAGAGCCTATCTAACATTAAGCATCACCTTCATTCTAATGCTTGAAGGAATGTCTCCGATACCTCATCATAGGATTGTGGGCCACCGTAGAAGTTTAGATTTTTACCTTTCATGGATTCTCTAATCTTCTGCTTCTGTTGCTCATCTCTTTGTTTCTTTTCCCAATACATGTCTATCTTTCGATTCAATAACCACATCTCAAATCTATCATTCACTGCCAAATCAAACAGTGCTTTCTGTAGCATGATTACACCTACAGTAATCAGTCCAAACAATATTGCGTGTGTAACCGCAGTAAACGGTAATTGGCCACCATAGTTGGAATAGAAATAAACATTCATTCCGCACATTGCGCCTACATACATTATCGTCATTATCAGCCTAGTATCTTTATTGATAGCCGCCATTATATCCCTCTCAATTATATTCCTTTCAATTAAATTCAACGGTAAATACTTGGCTTGTTCCTGAAGCGGCAGTAACGTCAGCCCATAGTCCCTCTCTAAAAATTACACCATGCATATCTGCTTCAGAACTACCGTTGATTAAACTGTTAGGGTCCATCCCTACAATCAATTGGCCGATAAGATTACTAGCGGCCGCGTCCGATGATGAAGCCACATCATACACTTTGATGATAGCAACATCTCCTCCCCCAGTCACCATTCCATGAATGCTAACTAATTTACCTTGTCCAATCGTAATTTGAGTATCAGCAGTAATAGAATTACTACTCCTACATCCACCTATTCCAGTCATCCGCATTACCTCGTTAAGGGACGCTAAATACTTTCAGCGTATAAGGTTACTCATCAGTAGAAGTTTCTTCTGAGGTTTCCTCAACAGGGGTTTCAGTAGCAGGTTTTGAAGAAGTCAAAGTAGATTTGACTGTCTCTACTGCTTTCTTTGGAACTTCTGCCGCTTTCTTCGCTACACTCTTCTTAGGTTTCAATGCCGCCTTTACTGCTTTAGGCTCAACACTAAGTTTTTCACCCATTTCATTGAGCAATTCTTCAGGTAGGTCTTTGAAATCTGCATCAGTAAATTCTGCTACAAAGTCAGGGTTTTTCATATACATGACCGCAACTTGGGAATTAACCTCTTGAGTAACACCTGCTACGAACCTAATGTTCTGAAAAACAAAAGAAGACACACCATCTCCTTGTTGTTCATCCCTAGGTAATAGAGTTAGTTTAGCCAAAGGTATCACCCTCAGATTAACCCGTAAACTCTTAGCCTAAACTGCATTCCACTGTGGGTTCCACCATCTGCAACTTCAGCAGGGGTAGCCTGTAATGCCTGAACCAAAAGCATAGTGAATTGAGTAGCACTAGTATATCCACCACCAGTAGTAGTTGTTCCATCTATTACAAAAGTAGGATAGAACAATACATTCGCAGTTCCAGTATGAGTAACTGCGCTAATTGTAGATAGTCCAAAGTCCGATGCGCTGAATACAACACCTGCTGAATCATAGGTAGAAACATCTACGAAAGCATCAACAAAGTATTCATCACCCGAAACTCTTGGAGCAGTTGCTCCTTTGTGGTCTGCTATGATATTAACTTCAAATACTTCTTCGGTCACTTAAATCACCTCACTTCAAGTTGGTGATTTTGCCCTGTCCCTTGAAGAAAGTGCAACCAGTTTCACCCATTGTTCTGTAAAGACCTCTGTTACCTAGGACTCCAACACCGAATGGGTTTCCGTGGGAAATACCATCCTCAAAGTATTGGGTAGGCTTCATTGTAGCAAACCATAGATGGTCAGTGTCTAGCATGAGCATGTCGGATAGACCGCTTGTTGCCGCACCTGTCTTTGGCATGTCCTTACAAGGAATTAGAGGAATATCGTAGTATGTTGCAACTCTGAATCCAATTTCTGCACCCTTTACGCCCTTTACACCGTTATGGGTTGGAATAACTTCCTTAGCGTCCATGAATCTTTCTTGGCTCTGTAGCAAGTCAGACAATGCTTGGATGGTATCGTATCCAGTTAGGATAACCTTTGGAGTTCCACCATTCAATCTTAGGTTCTGAATCACATCGTTAATGATGCTTAGAGTTAGAACACGACCCGCAGTAGCGTAAGATGCACCGTAATTAACAACTGAATCCATGAAAGACGCGGTTGTTGCTCTTGAGGTGTTACCGTAAAGAGTTGTTACATCAGCGTCTAGGTCAGAAATCTGTGAAGAGACAGATGAAAGCCTATCTAGTTCACCACCAGCGTCAGCCAATTCATCATTACTACTAACAATCTTCAACAGAGAAGTATAGTTCTCACGAATTCTACCGCTTGAAGTATCTGCTCCAAGTGTATCGTAGTTCTCAAGAGGCATTACTAGCATAACCGACTGAGATTCTGCGTGGAATTTACCCATATCCTCACGAATGAGTTTACGAATATCTCCGACACCATCATCAATCTTAGCCATTTCAGCCGCAAGTTCGGAGTAATCGAACATATGAGCGACAATCTTTGGATTCATGTATAGAGTAGTGTATTCAGGAGCAAGGGCTTCCAACTGTGTGCTATCCAATGCTTCGTTTTCACCGACACCACCGAGCAAATCTCCATCAGGAGTTGCTGAACCTTGAACACCGCTTCCAGTAGTTGCACCGATAGCGAATGCCGCCGCACTTCCACCTTGAGGTCTGTTAATCATAACTCTCCAACCACTAGAGGTGTATGGCCTCTTAGGTAGAATAGATAGTGGGTTAATTTCTTGGTTAATCATTGACCAAACCTTCTGACCATAAACCATGTTGTAAAGGGCAGTTAGGTTTGTTGCCGCAGTTCCGTTAAGAGTTAGTGCAGTATCAGACGAACCAGTGAATCCACTGTTGATTCCGCCAACAACACCTGCCGCCTTCAATAGGTTGTTACCACCTACGTTACCATAGGTTGCTCTTTCCAAATCTGCAATTGTATTAATGTATTTACTCATCTTTTTCATCTCCTTATTGTTTCTCTAATGGGTTTAGAGTTGACCCTCCAATCTCTCGACTAGAGCGTTAATGTCGCTCCAATCCATCTTTGCGATTTCGTCACCATTAGGAATATTAAGTTCCGCAACTGCTTCTTCTTGCTTGCGAATAACTGCCTTCTCTTCGGCTTGTAGGCTAGTAAGTAGGTCAGAGAATTGCTTTCTCAACTCACTTACTTCTGCCTTAGCATCGTAGTTAGCCTTTGCGATTTCTTCGGTCTTAGCAACCATTTCAGAATCAAATCTTGACTGGAAGCCATCCTTAACCTTCTCGAAGGCCATCTTCTCAAGTTGTTCTGCCTTGAATTCAGCGTAAGCCTTCTCCAAGTTTTCAGCAGATAGGTCAAGAGTAGATTGGTCTTCAAACTTAGCCATGTATTTGCTGTCCAATTGTGGATGAGAGTCATCTACCATTTCTCCAGCGTTACCTGCTTCTACTTGACCAGTGGCCAAATCAGGTTTTGATTTTGTTTCCATGTATTCTCCACCTTTCTCTTCCGCCAAATTAGGATTCATTGCTTCAACATCCTCTTCTGCGCTCTCAATCTCTTCTGCATCTTCTTTAGCAACCATTTCTGTTCCCTCAGTTATTTTCTCGTTTTTCTCTATGTTCTTTATAGGGTTTTCCGTAGATTCTCCCATTTCTATATCTCTCATAGCATTAAATGTATTAACCAAGTTCTCTAGTTCATCCCTTTGCATAATGCCTCTACCCAATGCTCTTTCATATGGAGCCATCTCTACTTTACCAGTAGTATTTTCCATATCTTCTTTCATGGCCTCTATTACTTCTTCCTTCTTTTCTTCTGTTGGAGCTTCTG